CAGCCGCCGCAGTGGCGGTCGTGGTCGGAACGACCACGGTGGACTTCCAGCGGTTGGGCGTCACGGCGGTCTTGTCGGTGGTCGCGATGTTGTTCCGCAGCGGTTCGCCGAGCACCAAGTTAAGCAGCGTGTCGGTCGCCTGTAGCGAGGACGAAACGATCAGGTAGCTGTCGCCGATGTTGGTGCCGGTCAGAACCGTGAACCGGCCGCCCGCAAAGTAATTGGCGGCAACGGCGGAGCCGGTGGTGCACAGGACCGTGATCGAAGTTGCGCCGGCGGTCTGAGAGTGGCCGGTCTGCGCGATATTGAGGAATTTGCTGTCAGCAACCGCCGTCTGCTGCATGAGCGCCCGGGTGATGTTCGAGGCACCCGCCTGGGAGTAGCGGAATCGCCGGCCATCGGAGAATTGGCGAATCGTCCCGAGGTCGTAATTCTTGGTCGCGGACGCAGTGTAGATGTCCTGATCGATTCCGCCGGACGCGACATTGCCGAACGTCTCGGCGGAGAAGGCCGTCATGCCGTTGGCGTTGGGGATCATGAGAACGCGCAGCCGTTCGTCGCCGATCAGCGCATCCGCGATCGCGCGGCCCATGAAGTAGGCGTTGGTCGCGGTCCCGGTCGCGGCTCCGGACCCCGCCGTGGCGTTGCAGGGATCGCCAGTCGGGTCCCAGTAGATCGCGGCTCCCTGGCTGACCGCCTCATGTTTCTTGCGGACGTTCACGACCGTCAGAATGACGAGGGTTCCGCTTTTCCCGCCGTCAATGTCGCCCACGGCCATGCCGATCACGCCGTTGACGTTCACGATGTCGCTGGCGGCGACGTTGCTGCCGGTGCTGTTCGTCCACGGCATAGTGTGGTAATCCTGATTGGTGATAGCCTTGAAATCAGTCAATCCGGTGCTGGGGGTCGGTCCGAAATTCGTCGAGTCAGCCATGAGAAATTCTCCTTAAGATTCTTGCGGCTCGCCCGATGGCTGCCACGGTTGCAAATTTTCTTTCGCGGTCGGACGCGCGCCCGGCCAGTTAGGTTTAGGCGGTCTGTTTCTGCATCGAACGCGGTTCGCTCATGGAGACGCCGTAGTCGATGAACGTGCGAAACGAAATCCCGAGGCGGTTGAAGTCGGCCTCGGCGCGTTCCACGACCGGAGCCTCGACGCCGTTCAGGAATCCGATCTCCAGGGGGTAGGCAAACGCCGTCGCCAGCGCCGAGAGGTACCAGCTCGTGGCGGACCCGGCGACGATCGAACCTGTGAGGCTGTTGATCGCGCCGTTCGCCAGGTAGGACGAACTGACCGGGCGGTACATGCCCGAGAGGATGTTGGTGGTACCGAACTTGGTGCTTGCGGTGGTGTCGCGGACCTCGCTGGACTTGTAGAGGTTCTGGCCGGTGCCGACGAGACCGGGAGGGAGCAGCAGGATTTCCGGCAGGAGGCCGGCGGGTTGTCCGTTCGGTTGCGTCTGATTGGCAAAGCGGGTGCGGGACGCCTCCAGCGTGGTGAATGACAATGCCGCGGTGCCGGTGAGGTTTGCCTTCATGAGCGCTCCGGCGGTCGTGATGTCGCTGGCGGTGAAGAAGTCGGTCGCGCCATCGGACTGTTTGCCGAGCAGCAGGCAGGCGTAGATGTCGTTCGCCACGGTCTGGCCGGCGCCCAAGCCAAAATGCGTCGGCATCGTGGACAAAACGCTCTGGTCGTCGTTGATGAGGTCTTTGCGGGTGAGTCCCAACTGGATCGCCTTGGTGTCGGCGGTGAGCATGTAGCTCTGTTCGCCGACCGTCCCGTGTTGGATTTCGCCACCATTGAGCAATCGCTGCAGGAGGAGGTTCGCCACCAACCGGAACCGGAAGTGCGGTTTAAAGTCCTGAACGCTGCTGACGCGGGTGAACTGCTTCCACGCCTGTGACTTGCTGGAGGGGTCGGCATGGTTCGGATCGACCGCCATGTAAGCGTCGAGCACAAACTTGTTCATCACGTTCGAGAGCGCCACCGGGAGGCTGATCGAAGAAAATTCAGCGCGGATCATCCGTTCGCCGCCACGGGGGCAGATTCGGTCATTGGAGAGCGCTTCGCTCCAGAAGTCGTCGCCGTGTCCGTCGGGGAGGTCGTTGACGCCGTTGGCCCGCGCGACAATTCGGGCGAGCTTGCTGGGGGTGATGACGCGGGAGCCTTCGTTGCGGTACAGCGTGTCGGTCATGTTCATCACCGTCTCGCCGTAATTGCGGTCCTGGGTCAGGTCGCCGCGGTATCCGCAGGAAAGCAGCGTGGCCGCCGCCAGGACCTTCGGGAGGTTCGCGCGGAGTTCCGCGTTGACGCCTTTGCCGGGCCGCAGGGAGTTCTGCGTCAGCGCGTCCCGCTGGGCCTTGATGATGGCGTTTTCCGCCTTCTCGGCCGTCCAGTTTTCGCTGACAGCCTGGGCGGTGATGTTCGGATAGTCCCTCGCGCCGTCGATGGCGCCGATGGCGGCGATGCGGTTCTGGTTCGCGGCGACCGCGGCGTTCTGCGCCTTGATGAGCGATTCCGTGTTGGTCGCGCCGCCGGTTGCGGTGATTTCGGTGGTCTTTTTCTCCAGTTCCTTCTTCGGCTCCTTGTCCGCATCAAACGCGGCAGAGATGGTGTTCCGGCCAGCTTCGGGGAGGGCGTTGAAACCAGCCTCGTCGAGCCCGTAATTCGCCTTGATCCACGCAAACTTTTCCATGTTGATTTCTCCTGCCGCGTGACTTGCGGCGATGTGGGCCGATGTGCTTGTGTCGGCGCCGAGGGGTAGAATTGCGATGTGATCCAGCACCGATTGCCGGGCCACGTTGGCGGGACCAGTCACCGACTGCCCGTTAACGGTTGCGGTTTCGCCGGCCTTGATGAACGACATCTCGGTCGGACGGCCATGCACAGAGTTTTGGAACTTGAAGCCCTTCGCGGCGTGATCGAGCATGAGGCGGACGGTCTTGCTGCTGCCCGTGACGTTGCCGGTGGCGGTGATTTTCCCGCCGACGACGGAGCATTGACCCTGCCCCACCAAAGCCTCCATCATTTCGCTCGCCGGGGCGTCGTCGGCTGGATGCCCAACGTAGATCGGCATGGATTCGGTGGCGAATTTCACGCCGGAGGCGTCGATGATGAGCGGATGTTGGAAGCCGGAAAGCCGCATGGGGCCGCCGTTGTAGGCCGCAAGGTCGAATCGCGGGAGCTTGGCGGTGAGGTTGGGGGGAACGTCGGGGGGGGTCGCTGGCGCCGCTTCGGCGGTAATCGTGACCTCGCCGCCCCAGGTGTTGGCGATGATTTCGGCGCCATGGGCTGATTCTGCTGAAATTGTTGGGAATTTGGCCATCATTTCCCCGCCCCCGCTGGTTCGGTCTTTTTCTTATTTGCTGGCGCCGCTGGCGCCGCCTCTTCGGGCGTGCCTTTTTCCGGCGGAACTTCGCCCATCTGTGGTTTTTCCAGCAGATTCGGCATGAGCACCTGTTCACGGTACTCGTCGATCGTCAATCCGAGAGCCTTGGCGTTCGAAGCGTGAATTTTTCGGTAATCCTGGCCCGTTCGCCCGCAGATGTTCGCGTAGGACTTGATTCCCATTCGAAGATTGCCCTTGTCGGCGTCGGCGACCTGCGATGGGTTGGCCCATTCGTGTCCGACCCAGTTCCAGGTATGGGTCGGAAGGTCAACGGCGTTACCACTGATGTTTCCGATCGCCTGCCGCACTTCGGCGGGCATATAGGGCGCGCCGAAGTCGCCGTTTCCGGTGCGTGCGTTACGCGCCTCGAAGAGCCACGCGGCCAAAAGTCGATCCAGTATGGAGTACTCAAGATCCTTCCTCCCCTCCTCGATCTGCCGGAAGTACCCCTGGTTGCCGAGATTCGATTCGCTGTAGCTCCCCTGCGAGAAGTCGCCCGCCACGACGTTGTAGGGCATGTTGAGGGCGCGGGCGATCTGCCGCAGCAGCACTCGCACAAACTCCTCCAGCCGGTCCACCGGCTGATTCGGCTTTGTTTGTCCGATTTCGTAGCCGTCGGGGAGGGTTGTTACGATGTTGCGCTGGAGCGGGAACAGGTCGAAGGGGTTGGGGACTTCCACAACCTCATCATCGCTGTCGGTCATTCCGTCGGCAGCAACAGGCGTTTTCATGTACATCGCAAAGTCCGCGGCGGTCTCGGCCGCCTGGAGGACCGCCAGGATATACCGCCGCACCTGCGCCAGCAGGGGGAGCGCCGGCATAATCTCAGGGAGTCCTCGATGCTGACCGGGGCGGTCGCCGCGGAACCAGTGCATCACAAATTTTGCCGGCCAAACGTCGTATTCCCACGGGAAACCAATGAAGCCGGTCGCGTAGGACCAGAATCCGGGGTGGACGCGCAGGACGTGGTAACTGACGGGGTTGCCGAACGTGTCAAAGATAATGCCGTCAACACTGGGGGTTGCCAACAGGGCGATATCGACGAAGCGAACTTGATCCGCCTCAATGGACCTGAAATCAAGTTTGACGGGCAGTGGGGATCCAGGATTGGAGATGATGAGTCCGAAAACCTCGCCATCCTGGACTTTGGCCTTCGCCATGACGCGGAGTTTGTCGGCGGCGCGGACAGATCGCGTCCACCGCGAAAACTCGGTCTCAAGCCATTCATCGGCAACGTCGTTTCCGGTCTCCATTTGAAGGCGGGGGCCGGTGCCGATGAGGTCGGTAGCGACGGCACTGACCATGCCGCGGGCGTAGCAGTTGTTGGCGACTTCGTACCGGGCGCGGTTGCGGAGGATGTAGCGGATCATGGGGTTGGCGGCGGCGTCGGCGGCCAGTCCGTCTGCCATCGTCCAGTGATTTGCATTGTCGGTGGTGGTCTGTGCGGAATCGAAGCGGGCGGAAAACGTGTTGCCGAACATGCCCGACGAGACGGCGGCCTGTCGCTCGTGATGGTCGGTGACGGGGATCCCGGATGCCAGTTTCATCGCAGCGGAAAGCTCGGTGTCGCCCGCCAGAAGTGCGGCGCGCTCGAGGTTTTGGACCCGCCCCAGGGAGGGGATGAATTTTGATTGGTCAATGGCCCGGTGGACCCGGCGCCGAAGTCCCGCCCGCTTCCGGCTGGAAGGTTTGCGAGATTTGGAGGGAGAACGGCTGGGCTTCACATTCCGCTTCATACCGCGCCCCCCGCCGACGCTTTGGTGAACCTGATTCCCGCCCCGACACGCCGCTGAGTTGTGCTGAGAGGCTTAAATTTCGCGGCTGCGATCTGATCGGCGAGCGGATGCTCCTCAGATTCGCCCATACCCTCAACGTGGATGCGTTTTGGGCCTTGAGCGGAGTTCGCTACGGACTCGGAAAGATTCGCTTCTTCGTCTGCCATATGTGAAATATCACCATTAAGCTCATCTTTTCGCAAGCGATAAAGATGAGTTGAGTGAAATTTCACTACCTGTAGATTGTTTCGCTGAGTTAAACGACCGAACTTTCAATCGTCCGCCAGAGGTAGCCGCAGCTTCGGCACTCACGCTCCCGCCTCGTTCCCCCCGAAACCTGCCGGGTTTCCCGAATCCCCCGCCCCGGCTTCCCGAATTGCGGGCACTGGCACTTCGGGCACCGCATCCCCACGCCACCCCCGACCCCCTGATTGGAGTTTTCCATGATTTCCTCGACAGATTTCCGCACTCGCTTCATTGTCTCGCATCCTTGCATCATGCCGCCTCTGTTTGATTCCGCCTCGCCATCAACTCGTCGATCGACACCCGCTTCCGCCGCACGATCCCCACCCGCGGGGGTTCCTTCCGGTTCGGCACTGTGACCCCCTGGACCGAAGCCGCACACGCCGCGTACACCATCGCATCGAACCAGTGATTGTCTGGGCGCTGCGGTTTGATCGTCCACTCCTGAACATCCCGGCCGTGCCCGTGCGTCTTTTGGTACGTCTCGGCGGTAATGTGGGCCGCAAACAGGCTGTGGATGCCCGGAGAATCCCCGAAGAGCGTCAATGCGCCGGGGTCTCCGGGGGCGGTCAAAAACGCCGCGTGGATGAACGCTTTCCAGTAATTCGTATCCACCGCCACATGCGGAAACTCCCGCGTGCCCTGCACGTTGGGCATCCGCCAGTGATCCCCCGCCCGCTCGCCGGGCTTCCGCTTCTTCGCGCTCATCGGCGCCGTGCCGGCCCGAATGCCAACGCCCTTCGACAGCATCATTGTCGCCCCGCCAACCTTGTGCTTCACGGCCGCGATCGTGCTGTCCCACTTGCCGGAGTCCACCAGCACCCGGCTCAACCGCATCAGCCCCCCGCCCGTCCGCACGTAATCCGTCGCCAAGGCCCGCCCCACGAACTCCTCCAGCCCCGCCTGAATCGTTCCCTCCACACCCCTCCCCGGATACGCCGCCTCCAGGTTTGCCGGACCGCCAGCGATGTCCCGCAGCGTGAACACCCGCCGCGTCTGCCGCGGCCACACCCCGTAGTGGACGACGTGCCCGGTGAAGTCCGGCCGCCACCCCACCACCACATAAAACAGGCATGATTGCTGAACGTCCACCCCCATCGTCAATTCTGTGCATTCCAGCGGCACCTCATGCTGATTCCGCCCGCTGTATCGCATCTGGCACAACGCCGCGGAAAGCACCGCCTCCCCGCCGGCGTTCGCCAACGGCTCGTTTTGAAACTCGGCCGCGAAGCCCGCCGCGCCAAACTTGAAAAATGCGTGCATCGCCGCTTGAACCGCCGACAGGTTCCGCGGATCATCCATCCGATCCGCCCAATCCACCACCGCGCCACAGTCCATGCAGTTTGCCTTGTGGGGGCAGTCGCCGCACTCCTGAGCCTCGTCGAGCTTTCGCCCCTGGGAGCACATTCGGCCGCGGTAGAACTCGGTGGCTTCATCCAGCGGCAGGTCGGCTTGCATCGCGTGTTCACGAAACTCCCGGTACTCCTCCCACAACGCCTTGTTCGTTGGCCACGAATACAGCCGCTTCGTGCGTTCCCCGCGGTAATCGGGATAGAGTTTTCGATCCAGCAACTGGTCCGCAAGATCCCCCGCCTCGATCACCGTGCAGGGGATAAGAACCGCCGTTTGCTGATCAGGCCCGGCCAACCCCTGTACGTCCTGATTGATCGTCTTGAGCCGGTACGTCGTCTGCCCGTTCGGACCCTGCGACCGCGCGCTCTCGGCGCTGTCTCTTATACACATCTGACGCTGCCGACGAGCGATCTAGT